TTGGTTATTGAGTATCCGGAGGAGTTCTCCAAAACTGTCTCCGTAAAACCGTCGAACGCCTCGACGCTTCTGAACCGTACTGTGTCTCCGGTGCTACGACCATGACTGATCTCATTAACCGCAATCACCGCAGATCCACTGGATCCAGATTTGAACGAGTTGAAGGGCAGCAGAACCTCTATCGCCGGTTCTGTTCGCGCAGGGCGGCTAACTCGCAAGGATTGCGGATCAGCTCGAACTCGCCTGGGTTCCAACTGAGGTTGCTTTGACTCATACTCATCGGGGCCCACAAGACTGCCGTTCCATTCGAGAAGCATCGAACGCAGCGGATAGGCTCTGCCGGACCTGTCCGAAACTCCCTTTGCATATTTTCCTGCGGCGTATCGGGGCATCTTACACGCTCACAGAAGAGTAACTGGGGACCAAATACAAAGATGTCCTCTCGGCATCTTCAGATGCGGCCCGGTCAAACTCTTCGTTGTAGATCGCCTTCATGAGCTGAACTCGGTCTGGCGACCTTTTAATTGAAATGTAATACGCCAACCCAGCCGTGAGGCAGGGCAAAAACCGAAACGGAATGTCTGCCGTGTTAACGCCAGCGTCAGCGTCCTGTATGCGGCGGACTCGATAGTATATGAGTTGATCGGTAGAATTCTCCGGAGAAGGCCACATGGTGATTGTGGGTGTCACCTGTCGATCCACAAAGAATTCAGAAGGTCTTCCCTGATCCGTCTTATCGGGTATGTCAATGTAATCGCCGCGACTAACTCGACTGATGCTTATGTCAGACCCATCTCTGCGAATAACGGCTTCCAGAACATCCACGGAAGACTGAACATCCGCCAAGCTTGGGTCTGCGCTGATTGTAGTGCTGGCCGCGCTGCTAGATCCTGTAATCGTCTCTCCGGCAGTGAATGATCCAGAAGGGACAGTTAGCGTGATCGTGGTAGAAGACGGCTTGGTTATGACCGATGCCGTAGTGCCGCTGGACGCGCCTGTAATCGTTTCTCCGACACTAAGGTTTGTCGATGCGCCAACCGTAGCCGTAATCGTTCCAATCGGGTACGTAGCGACCGACGACGATGAAGACAGTCGAGCCAGGGTCTGCGTGATCTGCTCGACCGTCCAAAGATTGAGGCCTCGATTGGCCCACTCCGCAAATAGGAGATTAAGAGATCGCCTAGCCGTTTTGGCATCGTATCCAGTGCGATACTCTAGGCCGCACCTTTCAAAGGCCTCTTCTGTAATTTCGGCCATATCTAGGTTAAAATCAACCGAGCCAGAAGTTGCCATTTTTAATTCCTATCCAAAAAGGGCCAAGCGCACACCAACAGCAAGCTGACCGAGTATCAAAACACCTACACCCCATAATATCTTAGTTATTAAATCCAAAGATTTTTGGACATGATGTAGATCGTTTGTTTTTATCGTTTCAATCCTTTCGGAAAGAATCTTTAACTCCCCTTGAATCTTGACAAGCTCAAGCTCGTTCTTTCTGCCAAGATCCTCTGACATCGGATCAATACTGCTTCAGGCAGCGAAGAACGATTGAGTACGTGTCTCCACTGGAATGCCCCACTGTGGTCAACTGAATATCTCCGGTGTTGCCGCCGGATGCCGCTACATTCGGAAGACCGCTCATATCCGAGTAGTCTAAGGTATCCGAATAATCCGCAGGAAGTTCAGCCGCGATAACATCCGTAGACGCGTCCCAAAGAAGCTTCACGCCCATGCCCACATTTGTAAACGTGATTTTCTTAATTCTAACACCCGTGCAGGCAGTGCCGTCCTGCAAGGACGAAAGAGCCGAAACGTCTACTTTAGTTACGGCGGACTCTCCCGTGCCATCACTGGTGTTGGTGAGGTAGAAGACGGCCTCTCGAGGGCCATCTTCTACGGTGGTTGCAGTTACTGCATCAGCCATCGGGACCTCCGATTACTGATCAGCAAAAGCTGGCGCGGTCGCGCTCGTAACGGTTCCAAAAATCTGATAATTCGTGGAGTCGATACCGGCAATCGTGACATCGAACCCAGCAGGAACATTGATCTGAATGCTGCTGTTTGAGTTACCATCAGAAAACACCGCGCTAATTTCGTTATCAGTGTCAAGGAAAGTCACACCACCGATATAGAAGTTTGAGTTTCCGGGCGTAACAATGATCGCGTCCGTAGCGTCCGCTGCACCGCCAGCATAAACAAACCTAAAAACAGACCCAGCAACAGGCGCTGGCAGCGTGTAGGTGTTGTCCTGGCCACCATCTGGAACCAGCAGAACTCGTCCGCTGTGAGTTGCATTGGTAAGCGTTACATCCGCGTCAGCCAGCGAAACCGGCGCACCGCCATAAGTCGAAAGCTCAGTAATCGCGCCCGTCGTAGCGTTCTTGCTGATGGCTTTGAATCCATCTTCAGAGCGTACCGGACCAGAAAAAGTCGTATTAGCCATTTGAGGGCCTCCTTACAAAGGTTTCGCTCTAGCGTCTTGTAAGCGTCTGCTGGGTCAGTCTCTAGAGCTATATGTCCCAGAGGGTGGGGGAGAGTTGCCTCTCCCCCGTACTCTTACGCGCCCTTCGATCCGTACACGCAACGAGGATCAGAGTAACCGTAGCTATAACGCTCACGGGCTTTGAACCGTACGTTGCCGGTGTCGAAGTCACCTTCCATCTTCGTAGACATCGGCATACGCTCAAAGTGAACGAAGCCACGAGGTGCGTCCGTCTTAATGAAGAACGCATCCGTGTCCGTCAGATAATGGTTAACGACATAACCCTGCGGAAGCATACCCATGTTCCGCATTGCGTTAACGTCATTATCCGCCGTGCCTGGACGGAGAGTGGACTCAAGCAGACGATCCGCAACGAACTGAAGGTTCGGCGGGATAATCAGCTTCTGGCCACGAACCGAAACTTTGAGGCCGCGCTCATCGACAAAAGCTGCAATGTCGATCAGGGCATTCTCAAGGCTGGTTTCGTTGAGATCAGCATCGGTGCTGGGCTCGTTACGAAGCGTGCCGTTGTTGACGAGCGGATGGTCAGTAGCGCAAAGCTCCTTACCGTCGCCGCCAGCAAAGTTGCTATCGAAAGCATTGTTCAGCGTAGCCGCAGCTTTCACCTGTTTGGTGTTAGCCATGCTACGTGCCAGAGCTTTCGTATAGCGGGAGGCAAGGCGGTCATAGAGGTTATCCTCGATTGCTTCCTCCGTGATGGAGAAGGCAAGCGCGATAGTCTCATGCGTATACCGTGCCGTGTACGCTTCCTGCGCGTCGTCAAAAGTAACGGCAGAACCTTCCTGCTTAACGGGCGCAGACCCAAAGCCGGAAAGCATTACCTCTTCTTCAAAAGCACGTTCTGAAGATTCAGTATCGTAAATCTCTGCCGATTCATCTTCGTACCGGGCATACTCAAGGCCGAAAAGGGCGTTGAGACCAGGCTCTAGCTCTTTCGCTAGTTGGGCTCTACTAATAGCCATCTTCTAATCCTCCTATACGCCAGTAGTTGACGGAGTACCGGCTACGATAGCACCGTTATTACTGTTGAAGTGGTTATTCAAGCGTACAACCATGCCAATGCCTGCTGCCGCAAAGTCAGCGTTCTCAGGGTCGTCTACCCAACCCATAATCCGCATATGAAGAGCGGCTGTCGTGGCAATCGTGCTTACGGCCAAGCGGCCAAGCGAGACGCCAGTAGCATCCGTTCCAGTCGTTGCGGTTGAGAAATTAGCGTTGGCAAAAACTGCGGCACGCGCCGTAGCTTCGTTGGTCAAAGTTGCATCCGAAGCAATTACATAAAGCTGCATCGGATCGTCGTTGACATACGCTTTTACGGGGTGGTTGCTGTCCGCCCCAGATCCCGGCCAGTAGTTACTGAACACGGGTTTTCCAGTGGTGCTAGAAACATACTCGCAACCCTGAAACACACCAACCAAACCAACAGTCCCACCAGCGGCGGCGCCCACAACGTCAATAAACCCTGTTGCGAGGGGAATGACGGGCGTTCCGTGGTAAATCTTGTTGGTGTTGCCATTGGCAATTTCATAGAAGGAGTAGTTGTTAGTACCAGTGGAGTTAGAGCCACTACCCTGCTTCATCAGAGGGCGTAGACCAAAGCTTCCATTGCTGTTAGCCATTTTCTATCTCCTAGTCCTCGTTTTGAGGACCTCCAAAAGTTACACGAGATTGCCTATCAGGATTGTTGATAGGCATGGCCGGGTGTTGTTCACGAGCAAGCTCGTTATCAACAGCAGCCATTTGATTGCGGGTCATGTTTCGATAGTAATCGTTACGCTCATCCGCAACCTCTTCAGGAACTCTTGCAAGAAGAAGACCACCGACGCCAATAACTCCAGCATGTTTACCGTCCTCAATGGTCGGCGCTTCAAAGTCTGGGTATTCGTCGCCACGCACCAGTTCATATCCCTCTCGAGACCGAGCTGCTACGTTTTTACGGTCGTCAAAACCCATAACTTCTGACCGAATCCACCGATGCTTGTAACCATCTGGTGCGGGTGGTGCGTCCAACATGGACGGGGGCTTCCAAGGTTCCCTGCGTGCTTGCCTAGCACGATTTTCATTGGCTCTCGGCGTTCTCGTAGACTTTTGGCGAGATGTGTTCTCAGTATTCATGGTCATTCCCTCATTTCACGTATTTAGCATATTCCTCAAGCGGCACGTTCAGCCTCTTGGCTATAGCTACCTGAGATGGGGTTAACCGCACAGTTTTCCGTCCACTCTTTTTGCGGGATGCGGAAGATTCAGCCGACGCAACTTTTCTTCCCCCGTTTGATTTAGCCTTAGAATCAAACTTGTTTGGGAACTCGTTTCTAAGCCTGTTATCAATTTCAGCATAATATTCATCAGATGCCGGGTCAAACCCTTCATCTTCAACCATACGACGATGAATACCAAAAGCGGCGTATGTCATAACTTCGTCCTGACCAAACCACTCGTTTTCTTGTGCCCATTTTTCCGCTTTCGGATCAGGAGCGGCTTGCGGTTCCGCTTGAGGGGCCGCCTGCGGTGCCGGCGCTGCTTCTCGCTGGACCTCAACAGAAGACTCTTTAGAGGACTTTGCCGTGGTTTTCTGTAGAGTCAGCTCTGCCAAAGCCTCTTGGGCCTCAACGAGCTTGTCTATGTCTCCTGTTTCGTGAGCTTCCTTGAGAACGCGCTTTGCTGTTTCAAGTTCGCTTGAAACCCGGCTTTCAAACTGTTCGAGATAGTTCTTATCCAGAGCCTCCATGCGGCCTTTAAGATCCGCGTTTTCTTTCTGGATGTTCTGTGCGTATTCAATCGCACTCTGCTTCTGCCGCTCTTCCTCACGGAATCGCTTGGTTAATTCGTTAATACGGGATTTAACACCGGAACTGTAGTCCTCCAGTTCTCCTTCGTCCGCCGTGTCCGCTTCAGGCGCAGCTCTTGCTTCTTCGGCACTGTCCTCAGAGGACAGGTTCACATCAACCGAATCCTCTTCGGTGTCTCCAACGTCAATATCAGCTTCAATAGGCATGGATAATCCCCATGGTCGCTTTCTGCTTTCTATACATGTTTGATGTCGTCAGGCTCTAGGATAGTGGCGATCACTTCATCGTCGTTGATGATGCGGACTTCGCCGCCATCAATCCTGAATCGTGACCCTGCGTATCTTCCGATACACACCCAGTCGCCTTCGTTACACCAGTTGCGATCTTCAGCATCACCAAATTTAGACGGGTCCTGATACGCCAGAGGACCAACCTTCAAGACGTAAGCAACAACCGTCGCCAACGCTTCACGATCTCTGACTGCATCGGGAATAAGAATACCCCCTTCAGTTGCTGCCTTGCCCATGTAGGGCATCACAAGCAAACGCCAGCCGGTGGGCTGGGGGAGTCGCTCTTTGAGATTTTTAGTAACAAGAGAAGGATCGAGAACCTTGTCACTTTTATCTATGTAGGCAGACGCTGCGGATTTCTTTGCTTTCTCGGACTCTACTACGTGGTCTGGAACGTATAAAGTTTTCGTCATTCTTCCTCCGACGATTGCAGGAGATCTTTAATCTCCCGTTCTGCGAACTCCAATCCCTGTAATTCTCCCACGAGGTGCCGATAAGACTCCATGTCCTTTGGGCTCCCGTGCAGGATTGAGTCCTGGGTTAATTCTATGCGACTTTGTATACTCTTTAACAGCGAATATGCAAATGTCGTTGGGTCAGCCATCCTTAAAAGATGCCCGTAAAGTTTTTACCTTTGATTGCTCCGCCAACTGCGTATTTGATTGGGCCGCGCTTCTCTTCGGTCATACCACCGCGCATGTAGCCCAGTTCATCGACCATAGCGCCGCCCATGCCGCGCTTGTTGTCTTTTTCAGCGTCACGAAGAGCTTTCTCATAAGCCTTTTTCAAAGCGTCACCGGACAACCCGGCGGCAGTATTCGCACCGATTCCTTGAATATCAACGATGAAACTGCGTTTTTCATCATCGGACATTGTCGATTCAGTTGTGCCAGACTCCTCCATCAGAAAGTCCCCTTTCCACCGTTATCGTTATAGGTCAGGCCTTTGACTTGAGCAGGCGGCGCGCCTTTGATACGGGCCATTCCGCCATCGGCCATATCCATGACCTCATCCACAGAAACGCCCTCCATTCGAGCAACGACCTCCGGATTTTTCTTACGCAGAGCCTTCTGGCCCTCACTAAGTCCGCCCACTTCCATACGCATTTCATAGCCGCCCATGCCCGGACGGTCCATGTCGTTCATCATTTTTGCTTCTCGCATAAGACCACCGGCCTCCTTTTTAGAGATGTCCATCTGATCAGACATCTGGTTAACCATTCTACTTTTAGCCATTAGAAGACCCTCACTTTCATCATACCACCACGATTTGCACGTTTCACAGGCTTTACCCTACGAGGTGAGCCAGGAGGTTGGCCCAACTTTCTCTTCTGAGCTACCCTAGATTTTTTCTCAGACGCTGTTAGCTCTCCGGATGTCTTAGGCGTCTTCTTTGAAACACGCTTGCTGGGCCGGCAATAAGGCGTGCCTCTCTTCTCGCCTTTCTTCCTTCCGCAAGGTTTACCTGTTCGCACATCGACCCACTCTTCTTTGAACCAACGTTTGAGCGCAGCGCCCTTCTTTGTCTTGCGGACAGCCATCAGTATATCTTAACCTTCCGGCCACCATGACGAGCCATAACTGCTCCGCAGCCATTAGTTTTAACCGTGCCGCCGACAGCCCTTTTGGTTTTGTTACCCCAGTTGCTAGCGCCAACCTTTCGGCATTTAGCTATCGCTCCTGAAGCATACGCAGACGGAAACACCTTATAACGTGCCTTAACCTTTCGATAACAAGCGTCTTTCGTAGCCATTAGCACTTCCACCTTCTACGAGCTTGCCTGATACGCGAATTGGGATTGTTACGCGTCTTGGCAGAACTACGTTTGAGTTGACCCAAAGAACGAGCGCAGTAACTCTTCCGACGTTTTGCCGCTGCACTGCCCTTTTTAACCTTTCTGGTAACCGCTGTTTTAAGCTTGGAACCAGGGTTGGCCTTGCGATAGGCACGAACACCGCTCTTGGTCATACCCGCACCGCTCTTGGTGGGGCGGTAGTTTGCGCCCTTACCTTTAGTAGTGCGGCGTATGGCCTTGGCTCGTTTTCTAGCCATTTTGTTTCACGTGAAACATTACTGTTTCCCACTATACAAATTATCAAACGTCACAGACGGATCCATGTAACTTCCGTCAGACTCCGCATTATGTGTCCACTGACTTGGCTTAAAGTCAGGAGCTCCTTCACCTGTTTCCCACAAAGCGGGACTTGTTGCCCTAACCCGGTTATTGGGTAAAGCAATAATATTTCCGGTCCAATCTCCAGCGTCCGTAAGCTCAATTACATGGCTTTGCTTATGCTGGGCAGGATCGTCCGCGATAGATGATCCTGTGTAATCAACGGTAAACATATATTTACCTGTATAGAACTCACCGTCAATCTTACAAATCCAAGGACTAGAACTTGTCCTATCGTACTGCATGACATCGTGATCTCGAGAGCTACAGTCCCAAGGCTGCGCGTGGTGAGTAACCATTCTTTCTGGCCACTTTTCCAGTGGCGTGTCGGCCACGAGGGCGGTAATGGGCATTCTGGCCCACATCGCGCCCCCGTGTATGTTTTCCTCGTCCGTATCATCGCTTTCGCAACCTGTGAAGACTAGCTGAAAGCTGAGACATCGATCTGGAATCGTTGTTACGGCTATTGCCATGGCATGAAGAAACTCTCCATGATATTGCTCATGATTATGAGTAAATTCTTTTCGCACCCAGCAGTGAAAATGTGGGATGTTGCTTTGAAGATATGGCATTACTTGCGTCGAACACCACCACGGGCAAAACCTTTTTTCTTCTTAACACCACCACGGGCATAATTCTTTTTCTTCATGGCACCGCCACCCATACGTTTGGCCACACCACCTGTTTTACTCTTTCGGGTGCCGCCCTTTTTCATCCGGGTGCCACCTTTTTTCTTCTTCATAGCCATTTTCTTACTCCTTCCAGTAAGTTGTTTAGGGGTTTGTGATCTGGATATGGTCACTAGTTACCTCTTCCAGGTGCGCCTTGATTAATACGTTCGCGATTAACCTCGGCTCTTAGCAGGGCGATATCCTCCTGTGAGTCTATCTTGTCTGCGGCCAACTCTTCCTTAGATTCTTCCTTCGCCATATCAAACATCAGGCGTTGGTCGAATTCAGCAGCCTTGCGCTGTAAGTCTGCCGCCTTGATATCGAGTTCCTTAGACCGGAGCTCAACTAAGGGGTCTACTTCGCCCTCTGGCGGGGGCATGAGAGCCGCCATAACTTCTTCGGTGTACTGAGCTATAAGTTCAGCGACCTTGGCCTCTACGTCCATCTGAGGAGGTTGCTGACCTGTCTGCATAGCCTGCTCCATCATGGCCCTCATTTCTGCATCAGCAACACCTCGAGCCTTAAACGCAATATGTTCGCAGAGATGCGCCTGCAACAAAGCAAACACTGGCGGAGACGCCGCCGGAACTGGCGTTTTCATAAATATGATGTGCGCCGTCATGTGTGCATCATGATCCTGCGTCGGGAACGCCTGCAAATTCTCTTGAATAATCGATTTTGCGTTTTCTATGGCCGGATCAGTGGGCTGCGGTGGCGTAGGTGTCGGTAGCAGCGCCTCAATGTTATGCACGCCTATCGCTTCATAGATTCTGCGATACGCTTCGTGGAGATTATGCATCTGCGGATTAGTCTGCGCCAGCTGAAGCTGCGTTTGTGCGAGTGCCAGCCTTTGTGACATGGAGTAGATATTTGGATCAGACACAGGTATAACATCGACACGCTCATCAAAATCTGCCTGTTTTACGGTTGCTTCGGCACCGTACACATTATACGGATACATGGGCGGGAGAGATTCAGCAAAAACACGAGCTAACATTTTGAACTCTTGTTTCTGTGCGTAGTGAAGCCGCTTGTGAATTGCGGACATGACCTTGGAACCACGCTCAAGAAGAGCCACTGTAGTTCCAACAGCTGCTTGCTGGTTACCGTCACCAACCTGAAGATCCGCAATCGCCGCAAAACGGCGACCTGCATCCACAATAAACCCAAGAAGACTCATCAGAGTCTGGCTAGGTTCCTTGTACGGGAGCGGCATAATGCTTTCGCGCAGAGCGCCACCGGGAACATCAATATCACGAAACTCGCCAGGAG